GCAGAAGAAGCGTGGGATAGAGCTATTGATTGTGTGGATATGAAAGCTTACGCATATGCTAGAGTGTGCGCAGAGTTTGACGTAGAGTTTATATGCCACAAATACATTACAGACTCCTGCGAAGAAGACGAGCAAGAATCTAATTGGGAAGAAAGAGTGTCAGATGGCTCTAACTTGTTTGAGATAGTTTGGGAAAACGTAAGAAAGTCTTAAGCTGTTACTTCTGGAGATACTCTAACTAAACCTTGCTGTATACGGGTCACATTTGAACCACTAGTGACTTCTACATCATATCTTAGGTCACCGACAATTAAATCGGCCGTTTGAGTTGCGGTTAGTGACAAGTCAACTAATCCGCTGACATAAGCAGCGCCGTTTGTGCCAGACTGGATGCTAGCGGTGAAATCTACTAAAGAAGTACCTGTGCTATAGTTATACTTGATTTTACCAGCTACGGTGTGGCCAGTGAGGTTCAGCAGGTTGCCATCAACATCATAACCAGTTATAGTGGTAGAAAACGTTGATCCTTGATCTATTAGTAAATTTGATTTTGTGTATGCCATATTTTATCTCCCAAAAACTTGCGCCATTACTATCGTAGCGTCATAAAAAACACCATCGCGTGCACTACTGCCTATTCCAATACCTTCGTTATACGCCATTTTTCAATAATTACACTAAAAAGCCCCGCCGTTTTGACGGGGCTTCGATGTATTTAAACTTATTATTACGGAATCAAAGATTCCAGTATTTTATCTTTAGCCTTATCTTTAGCTTTTTCTGCTGCCTTATCCACCACTTCATCTACGGCGGTGTCTACTGCCTGTTTCACGACTTTCTCTTTTAGCTCCTGCCCGAAAGACTTCTCAACTACGTTAGTAGTTACCGGAGTTTCTGGGGTAGCTTCATTGTCTTTGCAGGCGACAGTCAAAGCTATTGCGGCCATTAAAGCGTATTTTTTCATACGGTATATATTACACTAATTTAAGCAACGGAGGTTTGCTAAGTCTAGCAATGTGTAAATAATAGTATGAAACGTAAGAATTACGATATTATGCCAGAAGATTGTGAGGACGTCTATATGGTTTGGTTTTGGTAATGTGTAATTAATAACATGGGAGAACTACATACTTTTGCGTGCGCTGGGAACTTAAAAGGTATAAAAAAAGCTCTAGCGAATAAAAAACTGCTCCTTACCCTAGATGAAGAGAAAGGTTGGAGTCCGCTTCATTACGCTTCTCATTATAGCAAGGCTAAAATAGTCCAAGTTATACTGGACGCGGGAATTAGCCCAAATATAAAAAGTAACCCGCCCAAAGGTAAAAAACAGAATGATTGGAATCTGGCTCTAGAAAATAGTAAAGAAAACAAAATTCCCTCAGTATATCCGATGGACGTGGCTGAAGGACCTTTCCGTACTAAAATAATAAATAATCTTATAGCTAAAGGTGGAAGATTCTATGGAGAGGAACTCAACTTGCATCAGGCTGTGCAAATGCAAGATATTGATGAAATAGAATGTCTGATTGAAGATGACTCTGTCAAAATAAACGGAAGAGACAATCGCGGCTGGATGCCTATTCATTACGCAGTAGAAGTAGGTAATATGGAAATACTTAAATTACTTGTCGATAATAAAGCTAATGTAAACGGTTCAACATTTGAACCGGAGCTAGACCAACTTAATCCTTGGGAGATAGCTAACGATAACGAGAATGAGGAGAAGTTAAAATATTTGGTTTCTAAGGGCGCAATGAAACGATCCGATAGAGGACAAAAAAAATATAAGAAGTCTATAGACCAAGTTCAAGTTGGTAGTAATAGCGAACCAGAATTTAAAGGTTATGAATACGAAGATACTCCTAAGCAGCCAGAAGGATTACTGGGTAAGTTATTCGAGTCTAAATCTGATAAAATAAAGAGACTAGAGGCAGCAGCCGCGCAGATAAAACAAAAAGAGAGTCAGGCCGCCGAAGCTAGAAAAAAAATTCAACAAGAGGAAGAAAAGAAAAAAAGACAGCGAGTTATTAAATGGAAGTGGGGAGAAGACCCTTTCAAACTGAAAGGAGAATCTTTAGCTTACGATAGTCCTTGCGAAGCCCATACATATTTCATGGATATTGTCGGGTACTCAAAAAAGAGTACAGCCGAACAAAAAAGAGTCACAGATGAGCTTATATCTTACGTTAAAGGCACTGAAGGGTTCCAGCAGGCAAACAGACAGGGTAAGTTAATAATATTGCCTACAGGGGACGGTATGGCGCTCGTATTCTTTAATTCTGTGCACGCTGCGTTCAAGTGTGCGGTGGACGTCGGAAAAAAGACTTATAAGCACCCACAGATAGGATTACGTAACGGAGTATACTCTGGCCCAGTTGTCCCTGTTAAAGATATAAATGATAATCCAAATGTTTCTGGCTCTGGTATAAATATGGCTCAACGATGCATGGATGCTGGAGATAATGACCACATACTAATATCTAACGGAGTTCACCAATATGTTAATCAAATGGATATCCCGGGATTAAAGTTTGACGATTGGGGTCCAGTTATAGTAAAGCATGGATCAACAGTTCATATGTGGACTGCCTATGGGCCTAATTTTGGTAGAACCGAGTTTCCCGATTGGAGAGGTACAAAGAAAGCGGAGTTTAAAACTGAATGAGACTATTAACAGAAATCATAAAAGCAATTATAGCTATGCTTATAGCGTTTTTAATATATTATGCAACAGCATGAATCTTGACAAAGAAATAGAATTTTTAGAAAGGTGGACTTTGCGTATTCCCATCGGCGGATTAATTTTATGCTTCCTACTTCTTCTTCTTTCTAGCGGCTGTAGCGGTACTTGGGTTTGGCAGGAAGACTATCCCAAGCATAGAACGATGTCTTTTAAATGTCCGCGCTGGAACTACGACGAAGCTTATGATGAGCTTCACCACGTTTATACAACTAAACAACATGAATCAATCAAAATTAATGACAAGAGGTCAAGTAAGTGAAGAACTTCTAAAAAGAGGCTATACTAAAAATGAATATCCCGGAGTTTGGAATACTCCAGATGGAGGATTGGCCGCTTGGTTTATAGCCGCGAAAAGAGAAAATTTAGATTTTGATAGAAAAAGCTGGGGGCCAGAAATTACTGCTCGCAAGGAGATATGGAAAAATAGAAAAAAATGAAGTTCAACCAATACGTAAAAGAATATAGGCTCAAATATTTCAAAAATCTTGAAAAATTCTCCAAAGTATTAGGAGTAGAAAAGTCTATGTGGCGCAAAATAGAAAGAGGCATAAACCCACCTCCTAAAAAAACTCTATTAAAAAAGTTTGCCAGCTTAACACATATGCTCGGTTATGAAGAAGCTCAAATGTATCAACTAGCGAAAAGGTGGACTCCATCGGAAGATACAAATACAGGTAATCATATTCTACTTTCCGAGTATTCCAAAGCAGAATGGCGCGAGGCTCTTATAAAAGAAAATACCCCTGACTATACTATTCCTAAAGAGTGGAATGTTAATCTGAGTAAAGACCAGACAGGGTTGTAGGTCGAAAAGAACCATCGACAGAATCTAAAATCTGATTATCTAGTCCAGCATTGTGCAAAGCTCTATAATACTCTCTTCCTAAATAATTTCTCAAGTACGAATCATCTAAAACATTTCCAGAAGTTAAAACATCTGAAATATGCGGCCTGTACCCTGTCAATTCGGCTTTGTTCGGCGCCGAGTGAATCATATTGAGAAGAGTAGTTTTCCCCTCGCCGTTATAAGTTGGATTAGTTCCTTGACTCATTTAAATTATTTCCTTGTAGTTCTTTTGTTATTTTCTTTCTCAACAACTTCTACTTTCATAGGTGACTGCGGTAGAGGTACTTCTTCCCAGCCTATAAACCCCGGATCGCCAGCTTTAGGTAAATATGGCTCTCCGCCATTCTTAGGAAGAGTCTTTTCAATTGTAAGCTGTTTTAGCTGTTCATTGGGCACGAGCATCTTACTTCTGCGATCTGTCATGTAAAAAACAGTATTACGAATTCCGACGCGAACTATACGTGCTTGACGACCAGAAATATAAATGATGTCATCGTTATTAAAGTCGTTCCCCATAAACACAAGAACGCCTTGAACAAAATTCATAATCATATCTTTTGCCATAATTGTTACTATCGCAACGAGAACTAGCCAGCCGTAATCACCCACCATTTGCTGAGCGAATGTTTCTGCTTGCTCTTTTGAAATACCTTCCCCTATAACGTTAACGACGTCCGAAGGTTGAATGTTTGTAATCCCGTTCATAACTTTTATAGTAATTACACGAAAACAAGTGTAAAATATAAACGATGGCAAAAGTTAAACGCGCAGGAGACTTTGAATCTCTTGAAGTAACGGACGGTAAGATCAAAATTCACCAAAGAGAACCTATTAAGCCAAAAGATAATTTTTATATAGATGAACTTCCTTGGACAGAAAAACAAAAACGATTTATAGAGTTATCTCTTAGTAAAAACACAAGACTAATACTATGTAAAGGCCCAGCCGGAAGCTCTAAGACTTTAACCGCAGTTTATTCTGCGCTTCAGTTATTAAATAACTCTAAAGTCTCAGATGTTATCTATATGCGCTCTGCTGTAGAAAGCTCGGATTCTCGTTTAGGTTTTCTTCCCGGAGATGCAGATGAAAAACTTCATTATTACAACTTACCTTTCATGGACAAGCTAGATGAGCTTTTAAGTGAAGAAACTGTGAAGAAGCTACAGAAAGAAAAAAGAGTATCTATTCATCCTGTAAACTTCGCTAGAGGTATGAGTTGGAACAGCAAGGCTATACTTCTTGACGAAGCTCAAAACAGTTCCTTTCGAGAGATAGTCACAGTTCTTACGAGAATAGG